GAATTTTAGCTCATACTGCCTGATTCCCCCATGTATCATATCCTTCAATTTTTCTTCGGTTAAACATGTCAATTCGTTTCCCTGCCGTTACACGCCTAATGGTGTCATAAAACTCTTCTGGCTTTGCACTATGCCCTGTCCTATTTGCATTAAAACAGGTAAAAAAGTTCTTAAAATCTATGAAGGTCGGTGTGCCAATCCTTCCGTACATAACGTATTCGTGGTTAAATTGAGGTAATCCAAAAGGCTGAAATCCGCCATTCTTATGCCATACGAACTCGCATATAAAGTTGACCCCCCATGCGTCGAATATCTCAAAGCCATGCCTGTGATGCTTCTGCGTTATCCACATAAAAACATGGCAGTTTTCTTCGGCTGGCAAATCCATAGCCTTAATTTCATCAATGGTCATCGTTGGATAGTCGAAGCCAACTTGATTTGGCGCAACTTCGCGTTCAATCTTTTCCATCTGCCATGGTGGATCAATTACAATTACATCGTATATACCTGTGCTGGGTTGCACTTCTTTTTCTTTGAGTACTTGAATTTGCTCTTGAACGATGGCTTTTTTTTCTTCGGTCTTGATGGCCTTGTATGCTTCATTCATCGACAACTCACCAGCTCGCAGCTTCTCCTTCACTTCTTCTGGTGCATGCTTGATGACGTATTGGCCTTGAGCGACTTTGCCAGTAGACCAGTTTAATGATTCAGCAATTTCTTTCTGCGTGTTGTGTGCCGGCTCGGTTCTGCATGTTTTATCAATAATTGATAAATCATCCACCTTCGTATGTTGATTGCCAGCAAAGCCTCGGTTTATAGCGACTTCACTTTTTATGCTTTTCCCACGCTCATACAACACGTCTGCGCGCTTCTGCTGAAGTTCCAATTTAACAAAATCGGTCAAGTTTCTTCTGCCCAGTTGATTGTCGATGATCCATAATACCGCCTCGTCTTGGCTGTTGAAGTTTACTTCATGCAGGTCGAATTGTAGGCTGTGTTTCTGCGCCAGCTGGTACCGGTTGTGTCCATCGACTATTGTGTCGTTCCAGACGACGATTGCATCGCGTATGCCTTCAGCCAGTACGTTGTCCTCAAGCTGCTTAAATTCATCAGCCGTTAGCGACTGGATCAGATCTCGAAAGACCGGGTTAATGTTTAATTGTTTCATAAATTGGGTTTAGGTATGTAGAAAAAAAAGCCCCGACTGGTCGTAGCAGTCGGGGCAGGCCAAGGTAGCGGCTTTGCTTACGTTCACGAGCGGCTACGACCTCGCTGGCAAACTCTGATACAAATATACAACATTAGCGGTAAGTTCGTTTATAGAACCTTTGATAATTTTTGTAAAAATCAATTCCGCCAATTACCCAACAGAAAAACTCTATTAAGTAATAACGAATAGGTACGAACCTACCGCTAACAGCGGCTTTGCAAAATTGTATCAATCTGTAATTTTCCATATTTAATTATTTAAGCAACTTCACAAAGCCGCAAAACATTAAGTCATATTGCGACCTCGCCGGTCGTGTTCATCTGCAACTATCCGCATCGCGTCAATGATGTTGTTGTCTATGTAGGTTGCAGCAATCGCAAGGTCGTAAAATAATTGCACAAGTTCAGTAGCAGTGAGTTCGCTGTCGTCACTTTCGATGCTGATGCGCTTGCCGTCGATTTGCAGGCTTAGCTTTAAGCCAAGGTCAGAATGGGAGGTCGTTGCCATTGTCTTGGATGTTTAGGTTATTGTGCGATTCCGACTTCGGCTTGCCAGCGTAATACTCCGCGCTGTTCGGCGATGGCTGCTGCTTGACCTGCACGTTGCCGGCCAAGAACTCGCCCTTAGCGCCTTGCTTGCGCCAGAGCGCGACTTGGTACTCAACGCCGTTCAGCAGTAGGTTGCCCTTCCACGATGGTGCGTTCGCGTTGTCGGAGTGGTTGTTGAAGACACTGATGTCGCCGTCTTTCTTTTGGTATGTACTCATAATTTGGTTTGGTTTTAAGAATTGTTTTGGGTTTAAGGTTGTAAAGATAGGGGTGGTTCTTGCCATTCTTGGCACTCGTTCTCAAATGCAGCGTCGTGGAAGAAGTCGAGCGGTGTCTGATCCAGCCACGCTTGCGCGCTTTCTGTTTCGCTGTCGCTCATCACGGCTTTTTTCCATTCAAATAGCACTGGCGGAACTTCCCCGACTTTGACTTCGGGTGTGGTTATGTCAAGTTTTATGTACTTGAAACTTGACACCCAAGCGTCAATGACGTCGATGCTGCCAGCGTGTTCGTGATTCCAGTCGTGCGCCTCGTATTCGATGTGGATTATTGGTTCAATGAATCCGCCGTTGTGCGGGATTGGGTAGAAGTGTTTGAAGGATCTTTCTTTGCTCATAGGTCGTTTTTGTTTAGTTTGGACATCATTGCGACGCACTTGGTGCGCTCTTCGGTCACGCCAAGGTTGTAGGCGTTCTGCATGTCTTGAAGTGCGCTCCGGTACGCCTCCGCCCAGACCGGGTAGAGGCGCGCCGAAACTTCAGGGGATACATTTTGGAAGAGCTGGCCAACAAGCGTCACGACCTTGCCCAGCTGCATGTTGTGGTGGATTAGCGACATCATCGCTTCGTCGCGTTCAAATTGTGTCATAGTTTGGTTAGTTTATATTTAATTCCATCGATTTCGATGGATTTAGGGTATGGTCGGTTCTCTTCAATTTCACCATCTGAATTCTCAAAGTAGATTAGGATGCCTTCAGAATCGTACTCCCTCTTTACCCAAAATCCCTCTGAATCCTCAAAGTAGATTTCATTGCCCTTAGAATCGTATTCTCGCTTTGTCCAAAATCCATTTGAATCCTCAAAGTAGATTTGATTACCATTCTTGTCTTTGATTTCCAATTCATCATTGGTTTCAAAGTTCCATTTGATTTGTTGTGCTATTGTTTTCATCTGAATGTAACGGTTAATGTAGTTTTTGCAGGCTTCACTGGTACCACTGGCACGACTTCGCCAGTGTTTGGGTCAACGATGGCGGCGGTGCTTGCCATCTTAAACGCGGTCTTGACTAACTCGTGTCTTGCTTTGAGGCGGTCTGCCAGTTCAACGCAGACTGGATCTTGCGTAAAGTCCGGCATGTCACGCGGCTCGCGTAGCTGAACGCTTGCACCGTGAAATTTGAACTCGCCATTGCCGTACGTTGCGGCTGTGTCTTTCGCCAGTTCTTCGGTGCGCTCGATGATAGCCTCCAGCGCCTTCACAACCGCCTTGCAGCGGATGTGAACGGATAGCGGATCGACGTTGCCGTCCATGACTTCGGCGGTGACGTGGTTGACAAAGGCTTCGATCTCTGCCTTGTCGATGTTGGTGGGTAGCGTCAGCATTGGTCACCTCCTTGCAGTTGAGCGATGAACTGTTGGCGCTCTTTCATCTGACTTTCCTTGAAGGCCAGCAGATCCATATGCTGCTTCCAGCCGAAGGCGTAGCGCTCTTCGCGTTGCTTGTTGATGAACTTGGTCATCAGGTTTTTGGCTTCTTGCTTTTTCATTGGTTTGGTTGGTTAAAGGGTTGAAAGGTATTTGATTCCGTTTTCGTACTTCGCCGCATCCCAGTTCTCGCGTGCTTCCAGCTTAAAGCGTTCTTGCGGATCGCTGACCTTAGCCATCAGCATCTGACCGTATTTGACGCGTAGGTTTTGCAGGTCGTCGCTTTTTGCAGCTACTATTGGCGATTCAATTTCGCTGTCAATCATTGCATAGGGTACTACCATTAACTGCGCGAGAGCGTATTTAAATGCAGCCGACAGTGCCTTGTTCGCTGATTTATCACCGCTGTCCATGCCTTCACCGACGACCTCGGTTGTTGCGCTGCTGCCATCCTCGGCTATAAATGTAAACTGTGCGGTCATCATTGTGTAAATGAGTGCGCTGCCCTTATTTGACACTCTGTCCTCTCGGCTGACATTAACGATTTTGGTTTGCACGTACACTCCGTGCTTCGCGAAAATTGGATGACAGGCGTTCATAAAGTCCTCGATGCCGCGGTACTTGTAACCTTGCTGTTGATTGGTTTTGTTTTTACCGATAGCACCAATTTCTCGCATGCATTCAATTATTTTACTGTGAATCATTTTTTGTTGGTTTATTTGGTTTAGTTGGTTGGTTTGCAGCGAAGTTCAACGCGGCGCGGATGCTGCCATAACGCGCCCGGCATAGGGTGAGGGTGTCAGCCTCGCAGTAGACGGAAGTAAGTTGCATTTTTGACTGGTTAGAAAGTGTAGGTGTCATCTTCTTCGTTGAGTTCATTGGTTTTTTTTAGGTATGCAAATATACATAAATAAATAATAGGCAGTGCGCAGAATGATATGTACCACCACCAGCGGTCGTGAAAGTCTGCCATCATGTAGACCATGCTTAGCACGAAGGGGAGGATCAGGAGTAGGTTGCTCATGGGCAAAATAAATCTTGAAAGTTAGACAGGGTGCGCTCTTTATGCAAGACAATTAACAGCGTTTGTATTTGATCAAAGGTGCATTGTGTATAGAACTGTTTGCTTTTGAGGAAGTCTATGCAAAACTCCCTGCTGTTTGGGTGTTCGTAGCTTTCGATGGTCGCGCGGGTTTCGTCGCTCATGCGATCCCAAAGGGTTGGTGGTCTTTGCATGGTTAGTTTTGGTTTAGAAGGTCTTGACGTGCTTGAAGGTATCTGCCGTAGAGTTCGTAGTTGAACGTCAGCGGCTTCTTGGTTTCGCTGGATGAAGGCGTTGCGGTTCGTTCCAGCATGTAGCGGATGTGGCGATGCCACGCGTAGAGGTATGCAGGGATGAAGTTCATGGTTTGGTTGGGTTTAAGGTTGGCATTGGTAGAGGTGTTGATGATCGTTGGAAGCGGATGAAGCGAAACCAGTCGCGGTGTTTGCTGCGAAATAGCGCGTCTACAATTTGACGTGTCCGCGTCGGGTTGCTGTTCGCAGTGAATGGATAGTCGGCGTGCATTGCATACATGCCGCTCGGCAGCTTGTGGATGTAGGCCTCAACGACTTTGCCGTTGTCGAGGGTGATGGGTGTTTGTGCGATGATGTCGTGTTGCATTGGTTTGGGTTTAGATAGTTGAAAAAAGAAGGTCATTCCATTCGGGGTATTGGCACTCCCACAGCGCGTCAATGTCGCTCTGCCTGAACTCGTTGGTAATGCGGTCAGAGGTTGGGTAGTCGATGTGCAGGTGAAGCGTTCCATTCTGCTTGTAGATGAAGGCATTCACGATGTCGCAATCGTCATTGCCGAGGTTGATGGGGGTTGATTCGATGATGTTCATTTGGTTTGGGTTTAGAGGGTTAGTTGCTTCCGTTTTGGTATATGCAAATATACATACATATATATATACGATACAA